GAGAAATATCATGGCATTTCCCAAGGCAACGGGTTACGGCAATTTACCTAATGGTAATTTTAGCCCAGTAATCTATTCCAAGCAAGTACAACTTGCATTCCGTAAGGCTTCCACTGTTGAAGCTGTAACCAACAACGACTATTTTGGCGAGATTGCCAACATGGGCGATTCGGTTAAGATCATCAAAGAGCCTGAAGTTAGCGTTCAGTCGTATGCTCGTGGTACACAAATCACTGCACAAGACCTGAATGATGAGGACTTCACACTTGTTGTCGATCAGGCTAACTACTACGCCTTCAAGATTGATGACATTGAAGCCGCTCACTCTCATGTAAATTTCATGCAAATGGCTTCTGATCGCGCTGCTTATCGCATCCGTGACCAGTATGACCAAGACGTTTTGGGTTACATGTCTGGCTATCAGCAATCTACCAAGCACACTCAAGCAGGTACGGCCCGTACTACCTACCCCGGTACTAAGGCACTGACTGAAGCTGGCTCCAATGAATTGCTGTCCACCATGCAATTGAAGAAGGGTGATTTTGGTAATATTACCACTGGCTCCGCTGGTGACCATTCCATTCCTTTGGCTGCTCGTCTGCCGGGTGCTACCGCACTGCCCACGGCTACGGCTTCGCCTCTGATGGTGATCTCCCGCATGAGCCGTTTGCTAGATCAACAGTTCGTTGACACTAGCGGACGCTGGTTGGTGATTGACCCCATCTTCATGGAACTGTTGAAAGACGAAGACAGCCGCTTGCTTAACAGCTTGTTTGGTGGTTCTGGTCTGCAAAACGGTTTGGTAGTGGACAACCTGCACGGCTTCAAAGTGTATGTGTCTAACAACCTGCCTAAGGTTGGTACAGGCGCTGGCACTACGGGTACGGCTAACCAAAACTCTAACTTCGGTGTTATTGTTGCTGGTCATCAGTCTGCTATTGCTACCGCTCAGCAGATCACTAAGACAGAAACCTATCGTGACCCAGATAGCTTTGCTGACATCGTGCGTGGTATGCATCTCTATGGTCGCAAAATCTTGCGTCCTGAGGGCATCGTCACTGCTAAATACAACGCTGCTTAAGGAGAACATAAATGGCAACTATTACTACTCTCTCTAACGCTGTTGGTGCAGGTACACAACCTGTCCGTTCTGTCCGCAACGCCCCCTATATGGTTGAGAATACCGTTAGTTGGTCTGCTGCTGCAACGGCAAAAGGCAGTGTCCTCGCCGCCGCTGATGTAATCGAAGCTCTGCAAATCCCTGCACAATCCATTGTGTTGGCTGCTGGCTTCGAAGTTATTACCGCCGCTACAGGTAGCTGCACGGTGAGCTTGGGTGTTACCGGCGTGACTGCTGCTGCTTATGTGTCGGCTTTCGCTGTCACTAGCTCGGCAACCGCTGGTACTTATGCAACCCCCGCAACCGCTGGCTATCCGATTGTTACGCAATCTGCTGATACGCTGGACTTGCTGTTGGTCACTGAGACTACAACTCTCAGCGCTGGCTCTGTCCGTGTATTCGCACTGATTGTTGATGCATCTGATCGTGTCGGCCCTGCCTCGGTAGACCGTGAACAGTTGGCTTAAGCGCTAACTACCTGAACAGGGGCAGCTTCCACAAGAGGTTGCCCCTTTCTTTTTGCTAAAGGATTAACATGGCTATCACTTCCGCAGTATGTACAAGCTTTAAGAAGGAGCTTCTAGAGCGCAAGCACGACTTTAATTCAACGTCTGCTCATACATTTAAGATTGCTCTCTTCACTTCTGCTGCTACTCTTGGTGCTTCCACTACAAACTATAGCTCTACTAACGAAGTTGTTGGTACAGGCTACACAGCCGGTGGAACTACACTAACTAATATTGACCCCACCTCCAGTGGAACTACAGCATTCATTGACTTCAATGATGCTACATGGGCTAGTGCGACTATCACTGCCGCTGGTGCTTTAATTTATAACACCACTACTGATGGTGGTACAGGGACAACTAATGCAGTTGCTGTAATTTCTTTTGGTGGAGATAAAACATCTACCAACGGTGATTTTGTTGTGCAGTTCCCAACAGCAGACGCTACCAACGCTATCGTTAGAATTGCTTAAGGAGTAGTCTTGTGGCTACTACAACCCGCTCTGGGGCCATATACGGTATAGGGAGATATGGCGCTGTAAGGTATGGCTCAACGAGTGTTGCCTACGTTCCTGATGGTTTAGAAGCCACAGGTTCAGTAGGTAGTATCACTATAGTTGGTAAAGCCAATGTCTTAATTAGCGGAGTAGAAGCCACAAGTGCAGTTGGTTCTATAACAGTAGTAGCTAAGGCTGTAACTGCTGTCACTGGAGTTAGCGCAAGTGGCGCAGTTGGCACTGTTAGTATATTAGCTGGCGCTGTTGTAGCACCTACTGGTGTACAAGCAGCAGCTAGTGTAGGTTCTATAACAGTAGCAGCAAAGGCTGTCACTAGTGTCAGCGGCGTAGAGGCGACAGGTTCTGTAGGTGATGTAGTTGTAGTGGCTAAGGCTACTACAGTTGTAACTGGGGTTAGTGTCACAGCATCCGTAGGGGATGTGCTGGTTCGTTCTATCAACAGGATTCCTGTAGACGGAATAGAAACAGTTGCTAGTGTAGGTGACGTAGTTGTAGCAGCTAAGGCAGTCACTGGAGTTACTGGAGTAGAGGTTTCTTCTAGTATTGGAGAAGTGGCAGTAACGGCAGCAAGTGTATCCCCTGTTACTGGTTTAGATACTACAGCTAGTATAGGAAGTGTTAGTATTGCTGTGGGTATTGTTATACCCATAGAGGGTATATCTGGTATAACCCAACTTGGTAGTGTTACAATAACCACTACGTCTTTTGATTATGCTGCTATAGCATATTTGTATAGCAGGAAGCGTACAGTATACGTTGAAAGACATAGCCTTAGTAAAGATAGAACAGTGTTTGTGCAACAGGATATTAGAAAAGTATATGTCCCAGCTAGGGATACATCAGCAGAACGAGTAGCTAGTGTGTCAGTGCTGCCTAGAAAAGCGTACATGTATAGAAGAACAACTTCTTCAGATAGAAGTGTTTTAGTAGCTTAAGGAAAAACAATGTCGTTTAGATGGCCTAATAAAGACCCAGATGAAATACTTGACTATAGTGTAGACTGGTCTAGATGGTTGGGTGTTGCCACAATTAGTTCTGTTACTTGGTATGTAGATAATGCCAGTGGAGTTAAGACAGCTATTCCTGCTAGCTCCACTGTGAATGGAATACAGAATGTATCTCAAACAATCAGTGGTGCTGTTGCTACAATTAATCTAGGTTTAGGGACTAACAATACGGAGTATAAATTTACTTGTAGTATTACAGATAGCACAGGGAATGTTGTAGAGCGTGTTATTAGACTAAGAGTTAAGGAGCAATAACATGGCCTACAATTTTTTAGATTTAGCTAACGAAGTTAATAGAGCACTCAATGAAGTTGAACTAACATCAACTACATTTCCCGCAGCAAATGGTTTTTATGCAAAGATTAAAGACTCTGTTAATACAGCAATCAGGGATATTAACCATACCCACTACGAGTGGCCCTTCAATCATGTGCTAGCAGAAGAGACATTAACTGCTGGTAGTATTAGATATGCCTATCCCACGGATGCTAATACTATTGATTTTGATTCATTCAGAATTAAAGAAGACGCTACACTAGGTAATAGAACAGTGAAGTTGGCTTCTATTTCTTATGAAGATTATCTAGATAGATTTATAGACCATGAGTATACAACTGAAACAAATAAACGAACCTTGCCTACTTATGTGTTTCAATCACCAAGTTTAGAGTTTGGACTTGTTCCAGCCCCTGACCAAGCTTATGAATTAATCTATGAGTATTACAGAGTTCCAGTTGATCTAGAGAAGTACGATGATGTTCCTGATATTCCAGAAAGATTCAGACATGTAATTATAGATGGTGCTATGTTCTATGCTTATATGTTTAGAGGCAATGAACAATCTGCTGGTATATCAAAACAGAAATATGATGAAGGTGTTAAGAGAATGCGTAGCATGCTTGTTAACCGTTATGGATATGTACGTTCTGGAATGATTACTCCTGCCAGTGGTTCAGTAAGATCGTTTGGCGACAGGGTTAAATAATATGGCAGACGCTTGGAAGACTTATGCCTTTGAATTTGGTGGGGGACTTATATCAAGTTTCTCACCATTGCAGCATGGTGTTAAAGCTCCGGGGAGTGCGCGTACTCTTAAGAATTTTGAGCCTTCTATTAACGGTGGCTACAAAAGAATTGAGGGATTTACCAAATTCTCTAGCAGTTTTATTCCTGCTTATGGTGAACCAAAGGTGCATGGTAGTGGTCAGACAGGGACATCACTGACACTGGCTAACATCTATACCGCTCCTTTAGAGGGG